GAACCTTAAAGAAACTCTCAAACGATTTAAATTGAAGAATAAACAATATAAAGACGCTGTTGAGAAGCTGTCCGATAAACTTAACGAGACACTTCTTTCCAACGCTAAGTTGATTTATTCTAACAAAACATTAGGCGATGCCTCCTTGAATGAGCGACAAAAAAATAAAATTGTTGAAGCCATCGCCAAGGCAAGAACTCCCGAAGAAGCAAAGAATCTTCATGAGGCTCTGAATGCTACGGTAACTTCTGGACAGGATAAGAAATCCCCTAGAACCCTAAGCGAGTCTGTAACAAGAAAATCTACTTTGTCAGGAATTCTTCCACGTAGAAAACAGCAAGTTAATGAATCTGAAGAGCATACATTTGCAGAGAAGATGAAAAAACTTGCGGGCATTAAATAACAATATTTAAGGAGGTTAAAAAATGTCTATTATTGAAACACTTACAGAAGGCATCGTAAACCGTGACATGAAGAAGGAAGGCTCTGCTCTTCTTTCCAAGTGGGGAAAAACCGGTCTACTTGAAGGTCTTCAATCAGAACACGAGAAAGCAGGAATGGCTCGTCTTCTTGAAAATCAAGCAAAAGAACTTCTTCGCGAAGCAAATACAATGACTAGCGGTGATGTTGAAGGTTTTGCTGCTGTTGCATTCCCTATCGTTCGTCGTGTATTCGCCGGACTTATCGCAAACCAATTGGTTAGCGTTCAACCTATGAGCCTTCCTTCAGGACTCATCTTCTTCCTTGACTTCACTTACGGAGCAAACATTGGAGCATCCAGCTCTGCCTCCGATCGTCTTGGAAATGCAGTAGATGCATCCATTTATGGTACTAATCAAGTTGCTTCACAAGTAACTGGTGGCGTTGATCTTGTAGGAACAAACAAAGAAGGTTTCTCTGGTCCCGGTCGTGATGGTCAAGTTGGTTACGCTTACGCATCTGCTACTAAAGATGTTATTGTATTACAAGCTAACTACGATCTTCAATCAATCGATCTAGATACTGCTACTGAAGCACAAAAGAAGCTTCTTAAATTTGATCCGGATCTCCTTGCTCTTAGTGGATCTAGTACATCACAAGCTGTAGCTGTATTTGCTATTGCCGCAGCCGGACTTTCCTCAGAAAATCCGGATTTTGAGAATTGTTCCCCTATGCTTCTTAATGATGCTTCTCTTACAGGTCAAACAGGTATTGGTGGTTCTGTTACTGCAGCTGGATCCTTGGTTCGTCGTCTGACTCGTCGCGCTTCTGCTGCTGATGCAGCTACTGGTCTTGTAACCGAAGGCGAACTTTTGTTCTTTGCTTCTGCTCCTTCCGGATCGGGTGCTACTGATATTGACCCAGGAACTCTAGCTGAAGCTGCTAACATCACAGCTTCTATCGTACAACGTGATGATGTTGGTACTACCTCAAATGTTCGTGGCGCTGTTGCTGGATATACTTATCCTTTGGAAGCAGAAACTGACATTCCTGAAATCGACATCAAGGTAGATTCTATCGCGATTACAGCTCAAACCAAGAAGTTGAAAGCAAAATGGACTCCAGAACTTGGACAAGACTTGAATGCTTACCACAACTTGGATGCTGAAGTAGAATTGACTTCTATCCTTTCTGAGCAAATTGCTCTTGAAATCGATCGTGAGATCCTTGCTGACCTCGTAAACGGTGCAACTGCCGGTACATTCTACTGGTCTCGTTCTCCGGGTCTTTTCGTTAATCGTGAAACCGGTGCTGAAATTGGTGCATCTGCTGCTGCTCCTGATTTCACTGGTACAGTTAGCGAGTGGTACGAGACTCTCATTGAAACCATCAATGATGTATCTGCTCAAATCCACCGTAAGACACTTCGTGGTGGAGCGAACTTCGTAATCGTTTCCCCTGAAGTTGCTAACGTTCTTGAATTCACTAGCGGATTCCGTGCAAACGTAACTGCTGATGCTGACAAGGGTGATATCGGTGCTGTCAAGGTTGGATCTCTCAGCCGTAAGTTCGACGTTATCGTTGATCCTTACTTCCCACGTAACGTGATCCTTGTAGGACGTAAAGGAAACAGCTTCCTTGAGTCTGGATACGTATATGCTCCGTATGTACCACTCCAAACTACTCCTACAATCTTTGGCCCAGAGGATTTCGTACCTCGTAAGGGTGTCATGACTCGCTATGCGAAGAAAATGGTACGCCCTGACATGTACGGTCTTGTAATCGTCCGTGGCCTTCTCGGAGAGTCCGGAGCTTAATCTATAATCTAGATTAACTCATAAGAGCCCCCTTCCTTTCGGTTGGGGGTTTTCTTTTTTTAAACTAATTACATTATTCATTTAAGGAGAATTTTTATGAAACCGAAGAAGAAAAGACTTCTAGCTAAAAAGCTTGCTGCTGAACAATCTGCTAAAGAACTAGAAGCAAAGCGGCTTGCTGAAGAGGCGGCTAAAAAAGCTGCTGCTGAAAAGAAAGCAAAAGAAGAAGCAGAAAAGGCTGCTAAACTAGCTGCTGAGAAAGAAGCAAAGAAAAAAGCTGCTGCTAAACGTAAAGCAAAGAAGGAAGAGACCACTGAGGACTAATTAATATGACTCGGAGGATCATTAATGTCATTACCTGAATTAACACCAACTTCTCAAACATCAGCTATAATACTTCCAGTGACAGGCACATACACAAATGTTGCCGATGCTTGTCCTATGGGAGTATATACTGGTTCTGATGAATTTATAACAGGAGCAGTTCAACAAGTAAAATTTACTTACAAGAGATTGGGCGGAGATGTTCTTGATATCGAACTCACAGAACAAAATGTTTATGCAAATTATGAAGAAGCTGTTCTAGAATATTCATATATAGTAAATCAACATCAAGCAAAGAACATTCTTGGTTCTGCTCTCGGTGGAACAACCGGTTCTTTTGATCATAAAGGTGAAATAACTTCTGGCCCGGAGAACACTCAGCTTAAATATCCAAAGCTTAACTTTGAGATTGCATTTAAGATGGGAAACAAATTTGCAACAGAAGCTGGTATCGGTGGAACACAGACAATCTATTCCGCTTCATTTGATACAGTTTCTGATCAACAAGATTATGATCTTCAAGCTATAGTTGAGGCATCCCATCCTGATGCCGTAGGAACAAAGCGTGTTAAGATACGTCAAGTGTTTTATGTAACACCACGACAAATGTGGCGATTCTATGGCTATTATGGCGGTCTTAATGTTGTTGGCGATTATCATAGTTATGGTCAATATGCCGATGATTCCACATTTCAAGTAATTCCGGCTTGGCAAAACAAGATGCAAGCAATATCCTATGAGGACCACCTTTACACTCGTACATCGCATTATAGCTACGAAGTTATCAACAATAAACTAAGAATTTATCCAATTCCGGACACAGTGTCTCCGGAGAAATTTTGGTTTAGATTTACAGTTGATAGTGATAATATCTGGGAAGATGATAATGATGGTGGCCAAGATGGTATTAACAACATGAATACTCTTCCGTTTGAGAACATTCCTTATGAAAATATCAACTCAATTGGTAAGCAATGGATCAGAAGATTTGCTCTCGCATTGTCAAAAGAAACTCTCGGACAGATACGTGGAAAATTTGGTGGAAACGTGCCAATTCCTGGAGAAAATGTGAGTTTAAACGCGTCTGATTTGTTAAGTCAGGCTAAGGAAGAACAAACAGCTTTACGAGAAGAATTAACAAAGATTCTTGACGAATTGACATACAACAAGCTACTTGAGACAGACAAAGGAATGATTGATAATGCAAAAGCAATTATCACCGAGACTCCATTGAAAATATTTGTAGGATAAGAAATGAAATTAATATTAGAAAATTGGTACAAATTTTTAAAAGAACAAGAAATCAACGAAGCAACAGAACAAGAGATAGAATATCTCAATGATGCTTTGGAAATTCCTGTTAGTGAGTTGCCATTTGGTAATATCTTCGGTGATTCATATAGAATTATTGAGCCAGTTTCTGGTCTCAAAAAAGACACACCTCTAGCTAATACAATTTCTGCTCTCAATGCCTTTGGGTGGCAAGTAGATCCAGCATCCAATCTAGAATATCATGATGAAACAAAAGGCAAACTAGCTGGTAAAGTCAAAGGCGGAAAAATTCTTTGCTCCAAAACAAAAGTCTCTCATTTTATTGATGGAAAAGGAAACCAAGGAGTTTCTAGAAAAACAATCACTCTTAATTTACCAAAGGTTTTAGGTGGTATTATCAACTTTGTTAAGAATAGTAGAAACAAAATTCAAAGAGAAGCCGGAGCAGAACATTTTGAAGCAGCCAAAAGATACGCAAAACTCGCAAAAATAGGCAAACTAGATAAGCTTCCTGCTGAGGCTAAATTTTCTCTACCAGCAGAGATCAGCGATCCAGTTATAAAGCACACAGCGGATGAATTCAGAAAGATAATGAAGTTTTATGATGCTCAAGTTTATTGGCTTGGTACAACTACGTCCTTGACAATAAAGGAATTCTTCACAAAAAGTAGAATTGATTTTGAATCGTTTGAGAACTTTGCAAAATATGCTACCGAATCTTTTGATGATCTTGTTAGAAACATGGATCAATACCTTGAGAGAAATTACATAATTTATTCTCGCCACCCTATTGATGTTTTCAGAATGTCAGACCATCAAAGCATTAAATCTTGCCACTCTCTCCCAAGCAGTAAAGGTGAACAGGGCTTTGATGAATATAATAAATGCGCTTTATCGGAAGCATATGGAAATGGAATGATTGCCTATATTGTTCCTGCTAAGAATTTTAAGTTGTTTCCTCCAACACAAGAGTCACTAGATAAAGTAGCAGATCGGGAAATATTTTTTGATCAAATGCGACAAGGTGCAACTGATGGTGGGTTAACACCAACTTCAAGAATTAGAATAAAAAATGTTGCTTTTCACAAAGATGAAAATTCAGAACCAATTAGACTTGCAGTACCGCAAGGAAAAGTTTATGGGCCGAAAGTGCCTGGTTTTTTAGATGCTGTCAACAACAGAATATCTAAGGTTCAAGAAAAACAAGTCAGAGAAATTATTAAGCAAGGATCACAAGAGCTTGGGAAACCTACAATCTTTTTATCAAACTTCACAAGATATGGCGGTAGTTATCAAGACCATGGCTATTCTGTTGCTGAGACTTTACCTATGTTGTTCCGAAAATACAATAGAGACGTTGTCCTTCAAGGAAGCGAAGTTAGATACGAACCTGATGTTGAAGAAGCATTGTTGGCTTCAATTGGACAAAATGCTACTGAGGTTATAAGGCAAAGATTAAACGATATTTTCGACGAACATACCGGTGGATTTATTTCATTTGATTGGGATGTAGAAGAAGGTTACAATGATGTTCCGGGTTTTACTTGGAACATGTACGTTAAGTTTAGAATTAATGCACCCTCAGATGCTAATGGTTCTGAGATCAGAAGTAGTGTAGAAGATACTATTGATTACGATTTACCAGGCTACTATGAATTTCCTGTTTCAGATAATATTTTTGTTGAAAGAAATGATGAAGGCACTTGGATGGTCAAAATTGTTTATGATGGTTATGATTTGGATAGTTCCGCAAATTATTTGGATAGACTTGAAGAATCATTGCCAGATATTGTGAATAAATTCAATGCTTTTGATTATTACTATGACGATGGACCTATTCAATTGATAGAGTTCAATCTAGAGCAAGCAGGTATTATCGAATCAGAAAGATTTGTTATTAGAGATGTTTTGAGAGACTATGGTCTTCCGGAAGATTCTTGGTGGCCCGAAGATGAAAGAGAAGAAGAAGCGCACGATTATTTTGGTGGAGAATATATTTCCTTCATTGCCTTCCAAGATGAAAGCAGCGTGGACATTTCCGAGATTAAAGAAAAGATTCCAGAAAATATGCGACAAAATGCTTATGAACTTATGGCTAAGTTCTTCAACACAGTTTTTGGCAATGATGAACTATCTGGTAAGTTGTCTCTAAATCAAGATGCATGGAACAAAGAAACCGATCCAAACATTGTAATAATACATGCAGAGCGAGAAGACGTAACTCCAGAACAGATTGAAGAATATGACGAGATTGAATTTAAGGCTGGTGTTAGCATGTATAGTGATTACTCAAAAGAAATTCTGGAAAAAACAGGAGACTTTCTTAAGAATAACGCAAGCATTGATGACATTGCAGAGAGAATGCAAATGGAACTTGAAAAGTATTTATCTAAAATGCTAAAGCCACAAACAAATATTACAGAAAATAAAAAGAGGATAAGAGTCCGTGTCAGAAGATAACAAATGGAAAAAACCAAGTGCTCCGCCACCACCAATGTTCTTTGGAAAGAAGGAACGCGACCTTGTTAAACAAGTAAATGACGAGATCATCGAACGTGTTGTTGGACAACAAGTACTTTACTTTCCTCTTGACTTGGAGCATACCAATTATCATCCATTATATGGAGAAGCAATAGAAAAAACCTTTCTTCCTCCACTAAGAGTTCATGCTCTCATAGAGTTTCAAGGTGTTGAGACAATGGATCTAGAAGGTGTTGCCATTGACAAGGCAACAAAAATCAAAATTAACTTCCATAAGAGACGCTTAACAGAAGATCAAGATCTTTATGTAAGAGAGGGAGATTTTGTTAAATATGGGGAAATCTTCTATGAGATTGTGAAGCTCTCCGAACCAAAACTTTTGTTTGGTCAAGTCGAACATCGCTTCGAAGTTCAAGCAGAATGTATAAGATCAAGGGATGGACTGTTTAATGCCGAGTAATTTAGATTCAGATATCAATGTTGTTCACTCAACATTTGAAGACATCGATATGTCTTTGTATGATTTTGTTAACAATACCTTAGATTTACACACCACAACAAACAAAGGAATAGAAAAGGTACC